AATAGTTGGGGACTCAGCTGTAAAAGCTCAAATTAAAAAGCTTGTTGATGATGTAGACCGCCTTGGAAACAGTACATCTTTTAGAGATTTGTATGATAGCACCAAAGTTATATCGCGTATGATGCGAGAACAGCCTGCCGTTAGTAGTGTGACTTTAACGAGCGCTTTAACAGACGTTAGAAAAGCTATGGATGAAGCTTTAGATGTTAGAAATATAGACAATCTTACATCAGCGCAAAGAGCTACATTAGGAGGAGATGAAGGTGTTGCTCAATTAAGGCGTGCGGCTGAAGACTTCATTCCTTTGCGTCAGTTCTACAAATCTGGAATGGATGACATAAACAAATTAGAAGATAACATTGGCATAAAAAACATTGTTACAAAAATTGAGGAAGAACAGCCTTTAGAAGCAGTAGCTGGAATGGCGCAGAAGCTTATTAAAAACAATAACCCTGATGCCATTAAAAATTTAAAGTTTGCTTTAGGTGAAAATTTTGAACCTTTCAGAGCGCAGCTTGCATCAAACTTTTTGGCGAATGCTTTACAGAAATCGGGCATCAAATCATTAGACGCTACGAAGTTTAGAGGTTCTGCTTTCAGAAAAACAATTGATGATTTAGGTGACACAGCCGATGAATTGTTCGGGTCTGATGTTGCAAAGGTACGCAAGCTTGCCGAACAATTTGACGCAATAGGCAATGGCATCAAGATAAACTCTGATGTTATTGATAACGCAATAGCCGCCGGGCTTGATAGAACAGGTTCTTTTGTAGGCGCTATGGAAAACGCCATAAAAGTTGGCGAAGAAACTATGGTTGTTAAGCGTGCTGGCGCATTAAGAAATGCGGCTGACGGTAAGCTAACTGCTGATGAAGCTGCTGAAGTAATATCCAACCCTAATACGAAGCCCGAAGAGTTTAAGGTTTTGTTTAATGCCCTTGATGACGAAGGCAAGCAAACCGTTAAATCTTATTATATGCAGAACATTCTTGAAGATGTTGGCGCCACAATCAACTCTCAAAGAATGGGAGAGCTTGGTCAAAGAATACTGGATGCTAACAAAGGCGGCAGGCTTGAAGATATATATGGGCCTAGAACATCTAGGTATATGTTAAAATTTGCAAGAACAATGAAATATCTGTCCAGGGACTCAAATGCTGGTGATCTTGTGTCTCAAGGAATCATGGCAAACTTCATTCAAAAAATACCAGATATACTGCGTTATGGAGTTATTACAAAGTTTCTCACAGGCGGCACGGCTTTGAAACAAGTAGATGATGCTTGGAGAGCTTCTCAAGGAAAAGATTTGCAGACTAGAGCTAGAATATACTCTAATGCGATTCAAGCTGCTCTTGGCAGAATACCGCAAGTCGGCGCACAAATGGCACAAGAAGGAATAAACGAGGGTGAGTCACAGGCAAAAGCTTTTATGGAAAGTAAAAATGTAGATATCCCGAACATAAGTTCGGCTATACCTCAAGCTCCATCTCCAGCGCCCGGAACATCTCTTTCGCAGATATCCCCTATTAGACAAAGAGCTGCACAAGATCCAGCAGTAGCAGAGGCTCTTGGTATACGCGGCGCAACAGCAGGACTTATTTAATGAACAAAGATAGATTACGAGAAGAGATCGCTGAAGACGAAGGCTGTAAGTACGAGATATACCTAGATCATTTAGGAATCTGTACAACAGGCGTGGGTCACATGATTACTGAAGTAGACGAAGAATATGGCAAACCTGTAGGCACAGTTGTTGAACAAGAGCGTGTGCGCCAGTTGTTTGCTCTTGATATAGCTGTAACACTTGATGAATGTAAGGTTTTGTATCCAGACTTTGACGAGCTGCCAGAGGAGTGCCAACATATCATTGCAAACATGATGTTTAACATGGGTCGGCCTCGATTGAGCAAATTTAAAGGCATGAAAGCTGGTGTTGATGCTAGAGATTGGGATAAAGCCGCAGACGAAATGGTTGACTCAAAGTGGTATACGCAAGTGCCAAACAGGGCTAGGCGTTTAGTAGACCGCATGAGAGCCCTGGCTAACTAACTTTTATTTTCTAATAAGCCTTTTAGCTTCTCAGCATAATCTTTGTCTGTAACACGATAACGCATTTTGTTTTTCTCGTTGTCCCAAACAGCCCATTTAAAATCTGGGTCAGATTCGCTTGGCATTAACACAACTTTAAATCGCTCTAAAAGACTAAACTGCATTGTCATTTAGGACAATGACCCAGCGCCATTACTTAAATCATCCGGGTCAACAACACAAGATGCAGTTTCGCCTTGGCAACATTCTTCTATAACCAAGTGACAGACGGAACATTGCACATGACCATGCACTTCAACAGGTTGCATCTGTGTTTGACATCTAGGACACAAGCCATCTTTTATGTTTCTCTGCATTGAACCGTCACCGATAGAAATGTTCATTTCTTTTTATTCTTGCTTCCTTTTGGCCTGCCTCTTCCACGCTTCTTTTTCTTTGGCTTTTCCTCTTGGAAACAAGCTGGGAAAAATATTCTTATAAATTTACTGAACATACTATGCCCTCCTATGTTAACCCACTGAGCCTATGCCAAGTGAGTCATTTTTAAATGTATCACGATACTCACGATTAACCATGCGCTTTATTTGCTGGCTAATATTTCTATCCTCCTCTTCACAAATCTTGCGAAGTTTATTGTATGTGGTAAGGTCTATACCTACCGACTTCCATCTCTTATTATCTTTTTCCATATTGAAAGCGCCATAAAATGCCAAGTTATAATAGATTCTACCAAAAAAATAAATTCAATGCAAAGAAAACTGAATGTCTTGGTATTATGTTTGATAGCAAATGGGAAGCTGAACGATATGGTCAGCTAGTCATGTTGCAGCGTGCTAATCATATTCGTGATTTAAAAACGCAAGTTAAATTTGACATTATAATTACTGAGCAAAAGGTTTGTGCTTACATAGCTGACTTTACTTATTACGAAATAAATCAAGATGGTTCTGAGGAGTTTGTTGTCGAAGATGCCAAAGGTTTAGAAACTGGCGTCTTTCGTTTAAAAAAGAAGCTAATGAAAATAGTGAACGACATAGAGATAAAGATTTCTAAAAAAAAATAACGATTATTTCTTGACAGTAGGTTATCTACTTCCTAGATTAGGCTTCTAAACACTATCTATGGAGCTTAATATGACAGATAAATCATCTGTGATCGATAATTCGTTACACTCCGCATCTCTGCCTGAGCTTTCAGATTTAAAGAAAGTTCTAGAAGAACAGATTTCAGCGGCTCAACAAAAAATGAAATTACTTAAAAGCGAACTTGAAGGTCGTTACTTGGAGCGGGCGCAGAATAAATTGCGTCAGGATGGTAAGGACTTTGGTGCTGTAACTGTTGAGGACAATGGCTTTAAGATTAAGGTCAACATTAGGAAAAAGGTCGAATGGGAACCAGGTATGGTTATCAAGGCTTTGAACGCAATGGATGAAGAGACTGCCAAGCATTACTGCAAAGTCACTTACACAATTCCAGAAGCAAAGTTCAACGCTGCACCACCAATTATTAAAGCGATGTTGAGCGAAGCTAGAACCGTTCATCTTCAAGGTGTCAGTGTAGACATTGAAGGGGGTGATGATGCTTAACATTATATCAGCAGAACAGCGATTAGCTGAAAAGAAAGGCCACAAGTTAGTTGTTTGTGGTCAGTCTGGGGTGGGCAAGACTTCTCTTGCCCGAACCCTCGACCCTTCCAAGACATTGTTCATGGATTTAGAGGCAGGTGATGCGGCTATTGAAGGTGTAGCTATTGACGTTATCCGCCCTAGAACTTGGCAAGAATGCCGTGATTTTGCAGTATTTCTCGGTGGCCCCAATCCCTCTTTAGGTGATGAGGCAACATACAGCCAAATGCATTATGATTATGTGTGTCAAACTTATGGTGATCCAGCAGATGTTTTATCTAAGTATGATACCATTTTTGTAGACTCAATTACGGTGGCGGCTAGACTTTGTTTTGTGTATTGCCAAAACCAGCCCGAATGTAGATCAGAACGAACTGGCAAATTAGATACCAGAGCGGCCTACGGTATGCTCCTT